CAGCTGCTGCGTTAGCATCGATTTGGAATGCACTTGTTGCTGTGTTAAAGTCATAACCAACTCTTGCAGACCAATAGTCAGTTGTGAAAGCGTTAGCTTGTAACATTTCTAAGATTTCTAAGTCGATTTCTAAAGAGATGTATTCAGACAACATTTGAGTTAACTCAGCTTCAGCGTCTACACTATGGTAAGCGTTTAAGTCTTGAGCTAATTCAGGAGTCCAAATTGCTTTTAATTTTCTTGTCTTAGCAACGATTGGTTCAGATTTCAATTCTAATTCGATTTCTGGGATTGCTAAAGCACTGCCATCTCTATCTTCGAAGTCACCTCTTGAGATATCAGTTGGTTGTTTGTGGTAAGCTAAAGAACACTCTACTGTGTTGTCATTTGTCATACCAGTTGCAATTGCAACGAAAGAAGCAGTACCATTAGTGATAGTAGAATATTGAGGATAGAAAGTTACAGAACCAGTCAATGAAGTTGGTTCGAACGCTCTAAATCCGTTCCAATCTGCATCAGCAGGTAAGTTAATTGTGAATTTCTTCAAAGTAGTTGGGCCACCAAGTGCAAGCGATGCAGAAACTGTAGAGTTAGATAAATCATAAAAGATGTCACCAATAGAAGCAGAAGCCATAGTAGCTACTACTGTTGTAGTTGCGTTATTGATTGTGTAACCAAAACGTCCTGCACCATATAAACCACCTTCAGTAGCTTGAGTAGAACCCAATTTGTTTCCTGCTGGTGCTAAATTATCTTTACCAAATTGTCCACCATTACCAAAAAGTGAACCACTTAAGAAATCCGGGTTACCCGCTACATTAGTACCATATTTGAAGTCCATGTAGAAGATAAGACCTGAAGGCAAGTTCATTGGTTGTACAGAAACGAATTCTTTAGAAGCGATGCTTCCGAATACTCTTCTTACCAATGGTAATGCCACACCAGCCCACTCTTCAGAACCTGCAGATGTACCTGTTCTTGTAGCTTCGTCTAATAATTGTTTTGCTTGGTTTTCTAACATTACTGCCATACCATGCTTTGCTGTTTCAGTACCTGCGTTTTCTAACAAGCCTGTTTTTTCCCACTTAGCTTTCAAACCTCTTGTTTGCTCAAGCATAATGCTTTGAGGGTTTGCGCCAGTCATAATTTTTTTTAAGTCCATTTTGAATGAATTTATTTGTTAATTTATTTAATAATACCTGCTAATTTCTTAAATCTGTCAGAAAAATCAGACGATTCTGCAATTACTTGCTTAGTTGCTGCAGGCTTAGTTGATTTTGTTACTTTGCTTGCAATTCCTTCAGAAATAGATTTTTTAGTAGATTTGTTAGATGTGTATTTGAAATTCTCTGCTAATGTAGAGTAAACCAATTTCACTTCTCTAACTGAATTTGTTCTATCTAAAGTTTCAATCACTTTCACTTTTTGTTCGTTAGTCATGTTGTGTGCTCTAAATAATTTGTTTGCGAATAATAACTTAGCGTTTAATAAGTTTACTTCGTTGATAGTTTTTTGAAGAGACTTGATAGTTTTGTAAGCTTCTTTTAAGTCTGCTTTCATTTCTTCAGCATCTTCTTCTTCAGCTTCGTCAACTTTTTCTTTGTCATCTTTCATGTCAGCTTCCATTTCACGTAAGATTTCTTCTAAGTCGATTACATCGTCTTTTTTGTCATCTTCTTCAGCTTCATTAGTTACAACAACTTTTGGTGTTTCACCTTTGTCAGTACCAGCTTCAGAACCATCAGCTAAATTTTCGTTTTTAGCTTCTTCTTCTTCTTCTGCTTCGTACATGCCTTCTTCTTTTTCAGAATCGTCATCACCCAATTGAGCTTCTAACTCTCTGATGATAGCTTCTAAGTCTAAATCATCTTCTGTGTTATCATCTCCGAATTGGTCATCACCACCGAATTGGTCATCACCACCGAATTGGTCATCACCACCGAATTGGTCGTCTCCGCCCATATCAGATTGGTCATCATCACCTTCTGCTTTCGCAAATGGATTTTCTTCCTCAGAATCTTCACCTTCTAATTCTGCAAGTCTAGCTTTCAATTCTGCAATTTCTGCATCTTTGTCATCTTCTTTGTCAGCGAATGGATTTTCTTCTTCAGAAATGTCTGCTACTTTCTTATAGTCAGTACCAGCTTGTTCAGGTTTGCCACTATCTTTCTTTACACCTACTGATAAATCAGTAATTGCATCGTAAGATGGTTGTGCACCTGGAGTCTCAGCATATCCAGCGTCTACTTTAGACCCGATACCATCAGACTTTAATTCTTCGTTCTTGATTTCTGTGTCATCTTTCTCTGTTTCTTCAGCTTCTGCTCTCATCTTTTGAGATAAGATTGATTGAAGTCTTGGTGTAAATGCTTCTTCAAGAGCTAACTTTGCGTTTGCTAAAGCGGTTTCTTTAACGGCTTTGGCATCGGCGATTGCTTCTTTCAATAATTTTGAATTTGCCATCTTTTTTCCTTAAATTTTGTTGTGAAGTTATTCTTGTAGGGAACTCCAATGTAATTATGTTGATTGTTCGGTCACACCTTATAAAGAAGGGTATTCATTAATCAACGATGTCTTGTAATCTCAT